AGGTGACTTGCAAGCGAGTAATCGCTCCGGCGACAAGATTGTTCGCAAATCCAAAATAGGCAGCGGATTGAGTGGTAGGAGCCGGTATCCACGCTGAGGTCAAGAACTTGCTGGTGCTTGGCACCTTAAACATATACTTCCACACATATCCATCACCAGGGCTGATGAATCCATTCGCGCTGGTGTAGTTGCCAGCGGGTTCAATCGTGGAGGGGGCATTATTACCATTGTTGAGACACTTATAGACGCTTCCTGTTGAGGTATACACATACATCGCATTCGCAGAGGTGAATAGCGCATTACTCTGATCGTCATATTGGGTGTATCGGATATTCGCGGTCCAGTTCCTACGCGGAATCACCAAGGCGATATCATTACCAGTGATTCGCTTTCCCCCTAGGAAATTGTTGTAGGTATCAAACAGTGTGTTCTCCGTATCGTAGATCACATCGGGTGTGGGGTCTGCGGGCCAGGCAACATTTCGCCCAAGCATGACGTATCCCACCATTGCGTCGTTTGATGACGTGGAGAGATCGCTGTAGAGTGTAAAGGCTCCTTCATAGCCAAGGCGCCGAGAGATCGAAGAATTGGACATAGTGTTTCCTTGTAATGTTCTATTTATGCGACATTCGCGGCAGTGATCGGACTGGTGATGACATTCTCCTCAACCACATATTCTCCCCATAATCTCATTCCCGCAGGATGGGTCAAGTCTTTGAGAATTCCCTTGTATTTTGCCAATTCTGTTGCGGCTTTGACCACATATGAATAAGTCGTATAAAACCCATCATTCTGAAGTTTCTGGTCCGCACTCAGGAATCCCTCTGTTGTGGTGAAGCGTCCAGGGGCAGTAAAGAGATTACTCAACATGATCGCCACCGCATTTGCTTTGCCATTTCCACTACCCGTCAAGTTAATGACTGGGGGTGCTTGATACCCGTAGCCATGATTCGTGATACGGATAGTCTTGATCTTTCCTACCGGCTCCTGTGTCTGCGGTTCCAAGAGGAAGGACGTTCCACCCGATAGGGTCAGTTCCGCTGCAATGTTTGCGCCTGTGGCTGCGGGGTCATTTGAAGAAACCTGCACTGTCGGTAACGCTTCCTGACGATAGTTCATCCCTCCCACAAAATACCGACCATAGATGCCCAATCGTCGGCTTGTTGAATTGCGGGTGAATGCGGTATTGACCGTCAAGTGGGTTGCATTGATAATCGTGCTGACATAACTTGATTCACTGTTGATTTCAATATGATCGTTCGCCATAAGTTCCGTTGTGAAGAAGGTCCCCGTTCCGACCACCTGCACGTTTGACACCGCAGTATTCACCGTGACATTGCCTGTCAAGCGTGAAGGGCGGAAATTCACCGTCTTGATGCCTGTGTTGGCGATATGGAGACTGGTGACTTCCGCTGCGGCACCGATCCCTAGTCCGACACCTGGGATATTTTCAAAAGAGACTTCATCCCCTACTTGGTAATTTGATCCTCCACTACGCACGTTCATCTTCCCAAGAATCCCGAAGTAGGCAAGGGAGACATTCGCGGTTGCGACATTGGCATTTGCCGTGATCCCTGTCACATGCACAATTGGTGGATCAATGTTCAATGTCGGTGCAGGATTGAATATCGTTGTGCTGCTGGTGATGGTCAGGGAGGTCACTGGTCCCAATCGTTCAATAGGATGCTCCCCGAATATGAAATCCGTGAATGCCATTGACATAATCGTATTGACGTTCTCGGATAGCCCTGGAGTGAAATAATAGTTTGGATCGGACATTACCGTGTTCGCCCAGAGTGTCAACACATCCTGGTTCATTGGATAGTTGTTGGGATGCACCGCTTCAGACGTATCCACAGACAGGACAAACGCATTGAGTCCTGTGTTGGGGGTTGACGTAATGTAGGCTGCTTGACCGGGTTGATATCCCGCGCCTCCTTGGAGGACGGTGATATTGGAAATCAACGCGGAGAAAATCGCATCAACAATCGCGGTTGCGGGAGTGGTGGGAAAGCCACCTGTAATTACGACTGTATCCCCGACATTATACCGTGCACCCCCATCGACGATTATAATATCCTTGAGATAGGAGACTAACTGCCCGTAGATGTCAAGATATTGCCCCACATCCACCGACGAGTTTCGCGCCTGGTCATAGGTCCAGCGTCCCTTCACAATTTCAAATTGGGTAAAGGTGCCCAGTGGTTTTGACACTGCCAGGTCCAGTTGCGTGATACTATCATCTGCGACGGATTGCAGCGTTTCAGACACCGCACTTGCCCCAGAGGTTTGCCCCACAAACTTCGCGGCAATCTCATTTGTGTCAAAGTGACTGACGAAATCCGTGCCTGGATACACCACTTTGATTTCATAGCCTCCTCCTGGGGTAGCGACGAATGTAAACCACGGTTCATTGGGGCTATGGTAGTAGTCAGTGTTCAGTGTTTGCAGCACGTTATTGAGATACACGGCTGAAGGTGTGGAATTGCGAGACGTATCTATCGCACGATAGCGTGTGCTGAACCCATCAGCCACTTGGATCGTCCACATCGTCGGATCAAGGCGTAAGGACAGTGACCGTTTCCACCCACTTGTTGAGGCACGAAGAATACTGTCCTTCGGGAAGAACATTTCAATGTCTTGCTGAAAGAGCAAGCGGAACAGTAACTTCACAGATTTCTTTGTGCCCTTTGCACGGTAGAATTCTTTCGCGTGCTGAATGAAGAATGTGGGATTCGTGAGATACTGCGGGGGAAAGAGCGGCACAAATTGCTTCATGTAATAGGTGATGAAATCGTCAAGCGAAGTTGTATCCAAATCGGTATCAAGTGGTAAATTTTTTGCCACTTGCATGACTTGACCATTCATATCCATCCATTGATAATACGCTTCTACAAACGCAACGAAGGTATCGTAATCCGTGCGAATGTATTCCGGTAGTTGCTGACGAATCAGTAAACTTATTGTGTTAGCCATAGGGATTATCGCATGATGATGGTAATAGAAATTGCAGTTGAATCATCTTGATCGAGTGTCAGCAATTGGTTCTGTTGTGTTTCAACAATTGCCGACTCCGGTTCCGCACTAACTCGTAGATCATTGGTATCGGAGAGGCATCTCACTACGGTCAAATTGTGAATCGTGATGGTGCCATTGAGGTAATCAATCGTGCCAATCGTCGGATCAATGTCTACTTTCTCAGAATTGCTATTGAAATAGAACAATCGCATGGTGCCGAATTTCGCTTGCACGATTGCTGAGGCGGCCGCCGCCTGACCCCCTCCACCGGATAAGGTCACCAATGCAGAGGTATAGCCGGTGCCACGCTTGTCCAATGTGACAACCGAGACCTTTCCATTGACAATCGTAGCGGTTGCTGTTGCGCCTGTTCCATCCCCTGTAATCGTGACGGTAGGTGCTGAGGCATAATTATACCCAGGATTGGTGATCGTGATGGAATCCACCCCCGTTGAGGAATTGAACACTTCCTCCAAGTAGGCGGTGCGTAACACTGCTGCGCTATCAAAGACCGTGAAGGCACTGGACTTGATGGCTTTCTGAATGGGGGCATGGTGCAATTCGGTTGCGTAGTTGATCGTGTATGTTGTGCGCACATTGAGGGTCGGCAGCAAACGCTTCTCCAACCGCACCGAGGTTCCAGACCCCGTGATGGTTGGCGAACCGAGCGAATCGTCAATCTGTCTGCTCAGTTTTGAATCCGAATAGACCGCACCGAATTGATTGAAAGTGGTAGTGGCATAATTCACAATCGCGCTACGAACAACCGATGAGACCTGCACCGAAGTCAGCAACGTATATTTGCTCTGCACTTCAACGATAGACTCAAACTTCAGATAGACATAATCAGGGTCAACCAGCACAGGGGTAATCCCAGTGACTTTGATCGGGTCCAATAATTCGGCTATGATACGATCCTTCTCTGCATCATTGATGACCACCCCCTCTTTTGGGGCAATGGACACAAACACCTTCCCATACACCGGTGGGATATTATCTTCCCCACCCCATACGAAAATGCTTGAGATATCTGGATATGAGGCTTTAAGCAAGGACTCGTAATCCTTGACCCCTACGGCACGCCCTTGTGAGGTATAGGATTGTGGTGCTCGCACACGAATTGAATCGTCGGCTTCGCGCTCTGCCCCACCGGAGGCTGAGGAGATCGGAGTAATGATGACGTTGGAGAACCCACCAATAGAGCCTGTCGCAAACACATTGGACTTATTCGCATCAGCCCCCGCTGTGGAGAGATAGGTTGCGATCACGATATTTCCGTTGGACAGGGCTTTAGAAATTGCGTTATCTCCAAAGGTCAGTTGATACTTATTGCTGGTTGAGGTGCTCAAGTAGTAGACTGCGGAGTTGGCAGTCGAGGTAGTGATGTCCGCAGATAATGCGAACACTTCTGTTGCTGTGTTGACAGAGGACTCCTGCACGGTAACGAGCAGCGTGCTGGTATCAATTGAATCATCGGGAAGCTCAAACCGAGACGCGGGATTGCTCAAGGCTACGTAGGTGAAGGTAGCAGTCTGTGGGGTGCCGGCTTTGAGTTCTAAATTGGGGAATGGAAATGCCCCATTGTCTTTATAGACTGTGACGGCCCCTTCATTGACAAAGGTATAGTTGACTCCATCGATAGCCTGCGATTGAAATTCAGTGAATCGTTCCAAGGTCAACACCGCTTGCGTATTTCCACCTGGAGGGGTCACCAACAAATTAACAATAGCCGTGGGAGCGCGTCGGCTCACTGGGGTATAATTGAGTTCCTTGGCGCGGGACAAAATAGAGTTTCGCACCTGTGCAGAGTCAATGTAAAACTCGTTTGCCATCATGTTATAATAATACGCATTGTAGTAGGTATTGTAGGCTAAGAGGTTGATGAGTTGCGACAACCCCGATCCCTCAAAATTATAATCAAGGAAGGTCTGCTGCGATTGCAGAAACACCTTCATGTTGGTCTTGATCGTTTCAAACTCTAAGTCGGTGATAATCAATTGGTTAGGCATTTTACCTTACTCTCTCAAGTATTAGATTAACCGTCAATGGTGTCGAAGAAGAATTGATGAATACGCGCAGCGTAACATTATATTGATTGTGCTCCTCATCAGGTTCCACGATCAAGGATTGGATCGTGCAACGAGGTTCAAAGTTTTCAATGGTTTCTTGAATGAACCGCGAGATATCGCGTGCGGTAAATTCGGTTATGTTCTCAAAGAGTAACTTGCGAATGTTACACCCGATCTCAGGATGAAACGGCACTTCATAGTGATTGGTCTGAAGTAAATTTCGTATGGACCGCACCACGGCATCATTGTTCGTCAGTAGCACCAAATCCTTCCGAACGGGATGGATGGTGAAGTCTAACGGAAAATCTTGATAAACGATTGGTGTAGCCATAGTAGACCCTATTTATGTGTTATTATTTATAGATGGGGTTGCTGAGAATATCTAAAACGCCACCTGGGTTCTTATTGGCAACCGTATCAAACAAGAAGTGCGTGCAGGGATCGGCATTCAAGGCTTCCAGCCCCATTGCAACTGCGGCTTGCTGAAGTTGATTGACGCAGTTCTGAAGGAATTGGCTATCTTTGTCTACGATCCCTCTGATGGAATTGGATACGACAGCCAGGGTATCCGTGATGTCGGCAATGGTCGCCGCACCCCGTTCTAGTTTGGAGGCTACCCCTTCAAGTTGTGCAAAGAAACCATCAAAGGTGCTCTGAGAAAACAACCCAGTCGCCCCTCCCAATACCGCAAGGCAATCCTTTCCTGCGTTCACCACGGTCAACATATTTTGCATTGAGGTGCCTATCGAGAGAATTTGTTGAAGTCCTGGGGCTTGAATGCCCTGACTCTTGAGAAGCCCTGAGAGTCGGTCTGTGTGCATCATGAAGTTACCCATTGACGTGCGGACATCTTCAATAGGATCAGTGGTCAGAAAGGCAGCGGCATCAGCCTGTGTGATACTTCCGTTGGTGATATCACCGGACGCGATACCTGTGAGGGTGCGTTCAATCCGTGTAGCCCCATCTCCAACGAGGTTGACTTGGTTAATCATTGGGTTGGAGAACAGACTACCTGGGTCCGTGGTGATCTTGTCCACCAAAATTTTTGTGACATTGGAAAAGCCCGATGTGGCGGCCGCAGGGGTCGGCAACCCAGGAATAGCGGGAATATGTGAGAAATCAAGAGAGAATGCCATGATGCTCCTTTATCCTGAAAAGACTGTCACAGAACCCATCGCGCACACTGATCCGCATGCGATAGGGTCCCCAATACGCATCAGTGGTAGCCCATCCACAAAGACCGTGGGGGAACCTCCTCCACCTGGACTTGGGTGCACACTAATGATGTTTGTATGTTGTGCCCATATATCAATCACTCGCACCGCTGGTAGCCCATCCACAAAGACCGTGGCTGATCCCGTCACCGCAGGACGCGGCGGAAAGTAGGTCGGTCCCGCAGGATGCCCACTGCACATATCAATACCCAATCGCACCACCGGTAACGGCACACCCATGTTAGACTCCTGTTACAGGCAGTGGTGGAGGAAGAATCGCTCCTGGTGGTCCATTCAAATTCATTGGGATGCCTGTCAACATCATTGGACCCGCTGAGGTGTGTGATTGTAGTATCCCTGCTTGTGTCGTGAGCGACCCGGTCGCGTTGAGAATAATGTCCATCCCCGATTCAATGTTGACATTCTTACCTGCTTTGAGATTGATATTTCCCGCTGCGGTGATGTTCACGTCTCCCTTGACGTAGACATTCTTATCCGACAACACAATCTCAAACGCATCAGCCTTTATGTTGATAACCTTGGTGCCATCTGGATGAGTTTCTTCAAACGTGCCTGAACGATGATAAATGTGAATGCGTTCTGCCCCTGGTGTATCATCAAATTCTAAAATATGACCCGATTCAGTTTCCATCACACGATTATAGGGATAGACAGCCCCATAGGGGGTGGCGGGTTCACTCCATGTTCCAGGTCCCGCTGTAGGCACTGCTGCTACAATGCCCGTTGTCTTTTCTTGGATCGGAGTCTCACTGATCTTTTCGTTCCGTGCGAGGCGCGAGAACGTGGGTTCTCCGAGACGTGAGGGGTAGCGCGTCGGCGAGGAACCTGGCAAACTCGGTGCACCGGACAAGTCTATGCGAGGATCGGCAAACCCCTGGCTTGCCGGGGGGAGTTCTTTCGGAATGCCTGGAAGGATACCCCAAATAATCGGGGCTTGTTCGTCCAGTCCATCCAAATAAAATCCCGTAACATAATCCCCTTCCTTGATCTGAAGAGAGGAGGTATCATTGAGCGGAATCATCGGCATCGCCCACGGCAAATCTTCTGTGGGGATCAATGATTTTGAGTCTGTATGTGACCCCAAAATACGCACGCGGCATCGCCCAACCTTCAGGGGGTCTTGACGATCCTCTACGACTCCGATCCACCAAACAAATTGTGCCCCTAGAGATGATTCCATTATGAATTCCTCAACTTTGACATGTTACCACTATTTTCAAGAGGAGCGGGTAACGTATCAGTGATAGAGTCCTTTGATAGTTCTAGGATGCAGACATATTTAACACGATCTAATTTGTGTCGGATTGACGTAATCAGGTAATTACCCGATAGCAGTTCGTCCATCGGCTTGCCTTCTTTGAACCCCACCGAAGCGACTGGGAGGTTCAGGGTCACGACTTGCCCCACACGCAGTAACATATTCCCTGGCATAGCGACTTTGACTCGATATCCGTGCATCCCCGCGATATAAGCGTTGCGCTGAAGGAGCCACGTCTCCACTTTTAATTGATCGACAGCCACACGGTAATATGCCTCATGATGGCGTGTAGGATACTTGTGCGTGCGGTCCTTCGCGTCCTGTAAATAGGAGAAGTCATTTGCGTGCCTGGTGTCGTTGAAAAATCCTAACCCATCCTGCTCATGGCTGCGTATCGCCTGGTCCAGCACATTCACCGTCATGAGTTTGCTGGAATACACTCCCGTATTGAAGAGATCAATGGTATCGGGGGCGCTGACCAGTTCATAGGACTCTGCTGCCTCTAACCGTTGCTGCATGTCTGTTTTATCTTTGCTCTTTTCCCTTGTTGCCCCGGCGAAGTTCATGGGCATGAAGTTGATCGCTTGCAGTGGGGCTTGCTGTGACAAATTTTCAATCGAGTTGAAATGGAACCCCAGGCTATCTTCAAAAAACATGAACGAACAACTGGTAGATCGTGCCGTGCTTGCCATACGTGCAAGCCAATTGATCGCATAGAATGGAGACCAGAACGGCACCACAACACTGAAGTCCCCTGTCGTTGGGGTCAGTTCACTCTGAGGGAGCTTCTCGGAAGAAATTTGGAGATAGTTATACGCAATATCACGAATGATGTTCGCTACCGTCATGTCCTTATAGGAGTTGGAGACTTTTATTGATTGACTCAGTATCAGTTCTTCTGAGCAAAAATGGAGCATATACGTTTCTGAAGCAGCGGTAACCTTGCTCCTATTGGTAATTCGATGCACACGAAAAGTCTTTTTCAATTGCCAGGTGGTGGAGGGCTTGATGAACGTCACGGAAAGATACTCAGCCCCCACGATAGGGAGGCGATTGATAAGGTTTTGTGTGTCTTGGATGAGAAGATTTCCGGTCATGACATTGGCATACAAATCCTCAAAGATGTTCAACTCCTGCATAATCTCGCGGAGGTCCACTTGCCCCCCCGTAGCACTGGTCAAGACAAGGCTCTTGAGTTCAAATTCTGTTGCATTCCCGATACCTTCTTGAACAGCCATTAGCTCAACAGACCTTCCAGTTCAGTGACGATTTGTTGAATGTATGTGGCTTCCAACAACCGAATCCTTCTTTTAGCCTCATTCAATTCTAGCTCATAGGTATACGCATCCACGGCTGAACGGGTGATGGTCGTGGTGACTGTTACTCCACTAGCGAAAGTTGTGACCACCGGAGTCGCCGTGCTCAGAGCATTATATCTCGTTTGATCGATGACAAAGGTGATGGTGCTGGAGTTGCCCAATGAATCACTCTTCACCTCTGTCATGGTAAAGTGGCTGGTTGCTCCACTGGCTGCGGCGACTGACCCATACTTCTCTTTAATATACGCCACGAAATTTGCATAGTCCTTCGGCCAGTCAAGAATCGGGTCGAGGATATTGTTGATGAGGGCGACCACCCAAAAATACTTGGCTGACCCATACTCCCGCGCTGCAATAATCTCAGGCGTTTCCCCCTCAATAACCACATATTCATAATAGGCAGATGTATTCTTGAGCAGTTCAGTGATGGGGGAACTTCGACGGAAAATATCTACCACCCACTGCAATTCTTCCTGCGTGCCTGCCAGGTTGAGTGTATATCCAATGTAGGGAAAATTATCAAAATATGTAGAAGGCATGTTAATATCCCTTTTCTATGTGCCACTTGGTCATGTATTCCAGTTCCTTGAACTGAAGCACCAATTGGGTGTAGACAGGGTAATCATCCTTGTAGAATGCCGTACCGGAGGGCGCATAGTCCACGTTGATGTTCTCAAGCACACAACTTGAAATTTTACCCATTGTTTCCACGCTAAATTCAATATCAAACTCTGATGGGGGAACAAAGTAGCGACCCACCCCGATCCCCTCGCCGAGCATCTCTGGAGATGCCGCCTTCTTAAATTCCATCACAATCTCTGCAACCTTTGCGGCTTCTGTGGCAGATCGTGGAGCAAACGTAAATTGAAAATTGAATGAACGTAAGTGGGGTGAACTATAAATGACATCGACCTGTGGATTGACCGCAATCCCGATTGCGGAGAGGGCTAATCCCGAATCTACCCCAATAAATTCTGCTCCAATTTCCAGCACTGGACCCGCGGCGCCCCTTGCGGTAGAGCCTGTTAGACTGGACAATAGCCCTGTGATCCCACTATCCTGATATCCCTTTGCCATTGATTGCGCCAATTGAGGTGCCGCAGTCAGCCCTTGAGCGAGTCGAGCAAATGGCTGTCCCGATAACTCTACATCTCTCCAATCGTTCGTATATTGCCAACTGAGTGTTTCTGGCATGTAGAGACGAATACAGGTGGAACTACGATGTGTCTTGCGACCAAACCCCACTGCCCCATTGGTTCCTGGGATATTTTTCTGAAGTGAGCGTGTCTGTTGTGCGTTGATCGCTGCGGTTGATTGTGGGGCTGGTCCCTGCGTCCTAGGTTTTTTGTAGTTGGACAAATCCTGTTCTAAAATATAGAACGTCATGAAGTATGGGTGCCGAGAACCCGGTCCCAAGTCAGAAATGGGATATTCCAAAGACTTATACCTATAGTTTGTTTGGTTATTGCGCTGAGTCTCTCCCCATCTCTGTGTTTGTGGGGCAAGAAGTTGTGTAACTTTTCCTGAACCTGTTTCACCCCCGCCGGCAATTTGATTATCCAATGTGGTCTTTGGACCTGTTGCCACCGCGTTCCCATTCGTTCCCATTAGTAGTTCTCCTTCGATTCTTTCCAGACCTGTTCTTTACGGATGAATGCTCGCCTTGCTCGTTGTTCTCTGGCTGTGGAGTATGCTTCTTCTCTGCGAATCTTGGTCATCGTGACTCTGAAATCCTGCACTGGGAGTGTGCAGGCGATGTCCCATTCCTCCGGTGGCACCTCAATAAACCGCGTCATGATATGCCCAGACAGGTATCGCTTGATACAGGGTGTGGCACGATAGGCTTGGTGCATGGCTTTCAAAATCGGGTAACTCAATCGGAGCCGTGTCCGTTCATCCTCAACGGGACCTGACATGGTGCGCTTCAATTGCTGCAAGAGAATCAGGCGATCTTTGGGGTAGATGTAATGTAGGTTCAGACCCAGGAACCCATCATCGTAGCGTTGCAACGGAATCACCATTGGAAACTTATCCCAGTAGGGCAGGGTTTCTTTCCCTTTGGGGTTATATAAGAAGAAGTAGAATCGTCCAATCAGGGTCCGAGTGCGTTGGGCTTCTCGGTCCCTCAAAATCTGCCCACGCTCCTGTGCAGTGGGATTCAGTTTTGCCATCTTCTGAAGAAGCCACGCCCGACCAAATGCGGCGGTGAAATCCACATTCTTCTTCTCGGCTTGTTCTTTGATTTGTTTGATAATAGTCATGTGTCTATTTATGTGTTCAGAAAGAGTAGTTCTTTTCTGTGAGAACTACAAACTCCCAACCCTGTTCGTCTGCGAACTCCTTTGCCGCCTTCCATTTTGCCTGATTCGTTGCCACATCCATAGCCTCTTTGAGATACTGTCTGGTTTTTCGTTGCGGCGCAGCCCTAAGATTGGTCTGGTAGTCTGGTTTTATCTCAATGATTGTGTTCTTGAATCCATCCTTTGTTTTAGATTTGACGAGGAAATCGGGGAAGTACCTTCTGAATCGTTCTCTAACAGGGTCATAATATCGGATCACCAATTCCTCACTTGCCCATTCTATCACCCCCGGTGATTGATCCAACTGGTGCATAATCTTCAATTCCCAGTGACTTCGGTATACAATGTTGTTCACATTTCCGACATATTTTTTAGGAAACTTGGGGGTGAAGATTCCTTTGTAACTAACGCTCTTTCCATTCATTTTGATCCTCTCACAGGTCAATTTGGACATGTGTTCCTTATACGCCTCAGTATGGGGTGTGCCTATCCGTGTACGAGAATTCAATATCCCCATCCTACGGACCACCGCATCAGTCATGGGATAGGGATTTCGGTTCTTTGACCCCTTTGGTCTACCGATGCTCATGGTGTTTCCAGGCTTGAATCCAGAGTTAGTGTATCGGCACGCCAGACTACAAAACATCTTGAACTTCCGATGTGCATTCAATTTGGTTGGTGTGCTACATAATTTACAGTTCATAGGTTCCTTCGTGTGTTATAAATAGGCATATCCACTATTTAGAAGGGATCACTATGCCTGTAGGACCATTAGTTGAATTTCTCTCATCGATCAGCCAAGAGGGAGTTGCCAAAACTTCTCACTTTCGGTTTACTGCTGGTGTCAAAGAAGATGGGAATTTTCCAGACATAGCGCGTCTGCTATCAA